AAAAGAGACGCGAATTCGCGAAATTGGGCGAACGCGGGGGAGGCCGTAACGCTAAATCTAAAAAACCGCGTAACGCTAAATCTCACGGGCGAGTTAGGCTCTTTCCCATAGAGGAAGGAGCCTTTTCTATGCGCGAGACGAGCCTCGAGATAACGATGGTGCCAGTATCCGAGCTGGTGCCATACGAGAACAACGCGAAGATTCACACGGAAGCGCAGCTGCGGCACATAGCCAACTCAATCGAGCAGTACGGATTCAACGACCCGATAGGCATCTGGCACAACGAGGAGGGCATACCCGAGATCGTGACGGGCCACGGCGCGCTTATGGCGGCGGCGAGCCTCGGGTACGACGAGGTTCCCTGCACCTACCTCGACCACCTCACCGACGAGGAGCGCCGCATCTACTGCCACATCCACAACCAGACTCAGCTCGAGACGGGCCTCGACTACGACGCGCTCGTCAGCGACATGGACAACCTGAACGCCGACTGGGGAGCCTTCGGCTTCGACGAGTACCTCTACAACGCCGACGCGGTCATAGACGAGCCTTCGCCCGAGGAGCTGCGGAAGACGCTCCGCGAGCGTTTCGGCTTCGTGCCTTTCTCGGTGATCAGAACGACCACCGCCGAATGGACGGGGCGCAAGAAGAAATGGCTCGGCCTCGGAATCAGGAGCGAGCTTGGTCGGGGGGGGGACTTGCTCTCGATGGCGGGGTGCCAGACGAGGCATCGGGCATACGGAAGGCGAGGTGAATGATGGGACTCCTATTCGAGAGCAAATCTGGTCAGGTGCCAGACTACTACTACCAGAAGACCCGCGCGGAGAGGGAGGCGGGGCGCAAGCTATCGAACGCCGAGTTCGAGCGCGACTACCTCTCGATGGGCGGCGGATCATCCCTCAGCGATACGGGAACGAGCGTATTCGACCCCTGCCTCTGCGAACTCGACTACTCGTGGTTCACGCGCGAGGGCGACTCGATCCTCGATCCCTTCGCGGGCGGGAGCGTTCGCGGGATCGTGGCAAGCGTCATGGGGCGCGGGTACACTGGCATCGAGCTGAGGGCCGAGCAGGTGGAGGCCAACATCGACCAGGGGCGCGAGATATGCGAGGCGCAGCCAAGGTGGATATGCGGCGATTCGCTCGATATCGACTCCCTTGTCGGAGACGAGATGTTCGACCATATATTCACCTGCCCGCCATACGGCGACCTCGAGGTGTACTCCGACGACGAGCGCGACATATCGAACATGGGCGCGGAGGACTTCGACAGCGCATACGCGGAGATACTCGCACGCGCCGCGAGGCATCTCAGGGATGACCGATTCGCGACGATCGTAGTGGGGAACTACCGCGACGCGGGCGGATACCTCCGAGACCTCGCGGGGTTAACGGTCAGGGCGGCGGAGGAGGCTGGCCTCCGATACTACAACGACATGATACTCGTGACACCCGCTGGGTCGCTCCCGATCCGCGTGGGCAAGCAATTCGCATCTTCGCGCAAGGTGGGGCGCACGCATCAGCACGTCCTGAGCTTCGTGAAGGGCGACAGGGACGCGGCATCCGAGCGCCTCGGCGACGTCGCGATCGCAGACCTCGAGACCATCGCCAACGAGTTCTCATTATCGAGGACGGTGGGGAGCGCGCATCAGCACGTCATGAACTTCGTGAAGGGAGACCCGAGGGAAGCGGCCCAGAGGCTCGGCGACGTCGAGATACCAGACCTCGACGCCGACGTGTACGAAGGGGGCATATGATAGCCACGTGCCAGGTTTGCGGGCGCGAGTTCACCGCGCGCAGGTCGACGGCTAAATACTGCTCCGACGCCTGCAAGCTCAAGGCGCACCGCCTGAGGACGGCGGGCGTCGACCTCCGATACTGCGGCCCCGCCGAGGAGCCGAGCGACGAGATCCCCCTCATAAGCCTGCGGAGCGACGAGGTATACGAGGTGATCGTCAGGGCGCACATGTCGGCGGAGGACATGAGCCGCGCATCGCTCGCGACGCATGCCCCGCTCTGCCACAAGCTGGGCCGCTGCGCTAAAGCCTTCGAGACGGCGCTCAGGAGGGAGGGTCTATGAAGGGCCGCATGCCGCAATCTGGGGCCGTGAGGCGCGGTCTGAGGGACGCTTACGCAATAGCCGCACCTTCGGAGCGGCTCGGCATATCCATGCCCGACGATATCGCCTCAGACCCCGTGCAGAGCGAGATATGGGCGATGATAGCCCCGCCGACAAACAGGTTCACCCAAGAAGACGAGCCGAACCTCAGACTGCTCGTGTACTGGCACGCCGTGGCAGACCAGGCGCGGAGGATGATGCGCCGCCAGGACAACGGGATAGGCATATTGGAGGCCGTCGCGCTCTCCCCGTTCACGACGCCAGACGGCAGGCAGAAGCCGCTTTACAGGAAGTCGCCAGCCCTCGCCGCGCTGAAGGAGGCGAGCGCGGAGATCAGGGCGCTCTCGGATATCCTCGGCCTCTCGCCGCTCGCGCGCTCGCGGATCGGACTCATGGACGCGACCACGGTCAAGACGGCGGCGGACACAGCCGCCATGTTCGCAGCCATCGACGATGCATACGGCGAGCTTCCCGAGGCGGAAGTGATAGAGATCGAGGCGCAGGATGCGCAGGACTGAGGTCGGCCCCTACACGCGCGACGGCATAATGCAGGCGAAGGCCAAGGAGAGGTGCCTCTCGACCATGTGCCGACACGTCGCAAACGACGAATACTACGGACAGCCGTTCATGCTCGAGCCATTCCAACGCGAGAACATGTGGCTTCCGCTATTCGGGAGCGGCGAGGCGGTCGACGGCAGATGGCAGAGGCGCTACAGGCGCGCCATATTCTGCCTGCCCTCTGGATACGGCAAGACGGAGATGGCGGCGGCGATCGTGATCACCGTGGCGACCACCGAGGTGGTCTACAACGGCGAATACGGGGTTGTAGCCTCGAGCCTCGACCAGGTGGGGAAGATATACAACAAGATAGCCACCATGATAAAGCTCGACCCCGTGCTATCGAAGCAGTGGGAGATCGGCAAGAAGGCCATAACGCACCTCGAGACGGGGGCGAGGATAATGGTCTTCCCGAACAAGGCCGACGCTCTCGAGGGGTGGCACCTCAACGTCGTTGTATTCGACGAGATGCACGTGTACCGCGACAGCAAGGTATGGGACTCCGCGCTCAAGGGCCAGAAGGTTCTGAACAACCCACTCGCGATAGGGATCACGACGGCTGCGGATGCCCGCGAGGGCTTCCTCTGGGACACGCTCGAGAAGGGCATGGACGACCCTGGAATGTACATCTACTGGCTCGGCCTCGACGATGACGCCGACATAGACAGCCGCGAGGACTGGGAGCCTCTCATGGTCGCATCTTGGGTGACCTGGGACAGCATAGAGGATCAGAGAGGCTCCGCGACGTCGAAACGCTCATTCGAGCGTTACACCGCTAACCGCTTCCCGCGCGACAAGGACGATTACGCCTGCTTCACATACGCGCAGCTCTCGGCGTGCGAGCGGATCGCGAACGCATGGGACTGGGACAAGCCGTTCACGATCGGCATCGACGGCGCAACCTCAGGCGACAGCTTCGCGATCGTCGGCTACCAGCGGTTCACCGACGAGGCGGGGGAGCATCACAACGTCAGGGAATGGGTATTCGACGAACCAGACGAGGAGACGGGCCACTACCCCATGAACGACATAATGGAGCTTGTCGCCTGGATATGGCAGAGCCACTACCCTGCGGTCGTGGGGATCGATCCGAACCGCCTTATCGTGATGGCATCTCAGCTAAACGCGGTATACGGCGTCGAGACGGTATCCTTCGCGCAGAGCAACGCGGTCATGTGCCAGGCGACCCAGCTAGTCATGCACCTCGTGAAGACCGAGGCCCTCAGCCTCGACGGATGCCCGAAGACGCGCGAACACCTGGCGAATACGATCGAAGACGACAAGGGCGCATACGGCGTGCGCTTCTCTAAGAACTCGCGCAAGGACAAGATAGACGCGGCGATCGCGCTCTCGATAGCCGTTCTCGCATACGACAAGCTCGTCGGCGACGGCGACGGATGGGGGACGTTCAACAGCTAGTCTCACGGCCCCACTAGACTCTGACGGAGAATCGAGAAGGGAGAACCCGTGGGCAGATTCAGGGATTGGCTTTTCATGGAGGGAGATTTCTCTCCGAAGGCCGAGGCGACTCAGGCGCCGACCCACACCGACGAACCCCCGCGCACGGTCGAGGTCGGGAGGACTTACTTCTCGCCTCAGGCCAAGGCGCAGGGCTACGGCGCGCTAATGAGCGTTGATTACGCGGCATGCGAGCAGACGAAGGCGAGGAGCCTCGCATCGCTGCCAGTATCGGTCGTGCGCAACGGCGCGAACCGCGAGAAGGTAGACCATCCCGTCGCGATGCTCCTCAACGGCATGGCGAACGAGGAGATGACGGGGAGCGACCTCCTGACATGGCACAGGCTGAGATGCGACACATTCGGAAACGCATACTGGCGGATCGAATGGTACAAGGGGCAGGTCGCGGCGATATGGCCCATGACGGGCGCTGTGTTCCATCACTTCGTCAAGGAGAACAGACCAGGATACAGAACTGTCTACGACTACGCTGGAGACGACTACACGCCAGCGGGCCGCTATTTCTCCCATGAGGTAGTGAACATCAAGACGCACCTCACGAAGGACGGCATGGAGGGCATATCGCTCGCGAAGCTCGCCGCCGAGCAGATCGGGCTTTCTGTAGACCTCGAGCGGTTCTATCGGAGCATGCTCAAGAACGGCAACCACCACTTCGGGCATGTCGAGGTCTCCGAGCGGCAGCTACCCGAGAAGGCGATGAACGACCTCCGCGCCGCCATCGACGCGAAGGCGGGCGTCGACGGTGCGGGCAAGGCCCCGATATTCGGCTACGGCGCCAAATGGGTGAACGACGGGCAGAACATGAGGGACGCGAGCCTCATCGAGCAGCAGCAGTGGATACTGCATCAGGTATGCCGCGCCTGCAACGTCCCCCCTTGGAAAGTCTACAGCCAGGAGGACACGGCCTACAACGGGAGCCAGCAGGCCAACATCGACTATGTGGTCGAGACGATAGTCCCCGACGTGCGCGCGATAGAGAAGGCGTTCACCCCCATCTTCCTTGCGAACGGCGAGCGCGACCTCCAGCTCAAGCTCGACGTGCGCGGCCTCATGCGCGGCGACGACGAGGCGCGATCGCAATACTACCGCGAGATGGTATATGCGGGTACTTACACACGCGCGGACGTGCGCGAGCTGGAGGACATGCCTCCCATAGACGGACTCGAGAAGCCGCTGATGCCGCTCAACTACGGCACCGTGGAGGATGACGGCAGCGTGACCGTCTACAGCAAGGACACGGGCGAACCCGCTGATGGGAACCAGACGGGCGTTACCGATTAAGGAGGAGAGATATGTTCGACCTGAGGAACGAGGCCGAGAGAGCCGTTCTCTACATCTACGGCACGATCGGCGACGATTGGAACGAGGAGGAGGCTAACCGCGCTAAGGACTTCGCGAAGACGCTCGACGCGCTAAGCCCGAAAGACCTCGACATACGCATCGACAGCCCAGGCGGGGACGTCTACGAGGGCTTCGCGATCGCAAGCGCGATCAAGCGGTACGAGGGCCACACGCACGCATACGTCGACGGCATGGCGGCGAGCGCGGCGAGCTACATCGCGCTCATGTGCGACCGCGTGACGATGAACGACTACAGCATGTTCATGATCCACAACGCCTGGGGCCTCTGCATCGGCAACCGCAACGAGATGCGCGACATGGCGGACAGGCTCGAGACCATCGACGGCGCCATAGCAGACGTCATCTCGAAGCGCAGCGGCATGGAACTCGATACCGTGAAGGCCGCTATGGACGCTGAGACATGGTACCGCGCAGACGATGCCCTCGCCGAGGGAATCTGCGACGAGGTGATCGAGACCGAGCAGCGCATAGCGGCCTGCATCGACCGAAGCATCGCCGACAGGTACCGCAACATACCCGAGTCGGTGATGATCATCGACGCGCAGGCCGAGCAGCCCGCCGAGGCCATGGAGGAGGCGCAAGACGAGCAGCAGGCGGAGGGCGCGTCTCACGGGGAAACTAGCATTTGTGGCAACGAGGCTAAGGGTGCCGAAGGGGCGACCCTCCTCGGCAACCGAGTCTACTTACGGAAGGAGTAGGAAAATGGCTATGACCAGCAAGGAGCTGTTCGCACGCCGTCAAGAGCTTGCGAGCAAGCAGCACGACCTCATGACCGACGACATGGTCGACGAGGCGCGCGTCATCGAGGGGCAGATCGCCGAGATCGACCGCACCATCGAGCATGTCCTCGACGAGGAAGACCGCATGCGCAACGAGTACCAGGCCGCACCGAAGCAGGTCGGCACCTTCGGCGAGCGCATCCTCGGAGCGCGCGACGAGTTCAGGGGCCTCGAGTTCGGCTTCAAGAACGACGCCGACCCGATCGTGTACGTCCCTGGCCCTCAGGAGATCGAGCTGGCGCTGCCGCCGAAGCGCGCGCGCCTTCTGGCGAACTTCGCCGCGACACTCCCGAGCGCACCCGCGCAGGGAAGCGTCGCCTTCAAGCGCCGTGCGGCCCAGACGGGCGCGGTCGCATCCTGGGCGGGCGTAGACCCCTACACGGGCGAGAGCGCAGCCAAGGCGAAGGTTCTGTACGCCTGGGAGGACGCCGTGGCGAACAAGGAGACCTTCGCGGGCTATGTTCCCGTGAGCAAGGACACCTTGCAGGACTACGACGAGCTGCTCGCCATCATCGAGGGCGACCTCCTGCAAGACCTCGACGAGACCGAGAACACCGCCTACCTGACGGGCAACAACGCGAGCGGCGTGGTCGGCGTTCTGAACACGGTCGGCATCCAGAGCTTCACCACCCACATGGGCGGCAAGTACTGGGAGGCCATCCGCATGATGCGCACCGAGTGCATGGAGAACGCCCGCACCATCCCGACCCACGTCTGCATGCATCCCGATATCAAGCAGGCGATCGACCTCTACAAGGACGATAACGACCGCTACCAGCTCCTCGACAACTTCTGGGGCATGGAGGTCGTGGAGGACTTCGACTGCGAGGGCATCCTCGTGTACGACTCCTATGCGGCCCGCAAGCGCCCGATCCACGGCACCACGGTCGAGGTCGGCTACTACAACGACCAGTTCATCAAGAACGAGCTGAGCATCCTCGCCGAGCGCACGAGCGCGCTGCAGGTCATCCGACCCGATGCGTTCGTGTATGCAACCAAGGCCAACCTGGACGCCTAGCACCGACAGAGAGCGGGGCCGCGCATAGCGGCCCCAACGTCCGAGAGGCGAGGCCGTGAAGATAGCACCCGACACAATAATCCGAGTTGCGAGCAGCGAGGCCGTTTCGCTGGAGCTTGACGTGACCGCCGACCTCGGAGAGGTTGTACTCACCCCGAGGAACGGCGAGCAGCTTGTCATCCCCCTCGACAAGGGCGCCTTCGACTGGCCTCCTCTCGTCGCACCGAACACAGTTCTGGTCGAATGGCGCGCGTCAGGCTCCACCGAAACGGCCTTCACCAACTACGCGGAGGTCGTATCTCGGCACTACTTCACGCTCGACCAGCTCAAGGCATACGGCGACGGGCGTGATGACTTCGACGAGCTATCCGACGAGGTTCTATGGGCGGCGAGGCAGGCCGCGACCGACGTATTCGAGGAGGCGGCGCACCGCTCCTTCGTGGAGAGGTACGGTCGCACGCTGGACTTCGGCGGGGACAGGCAGCTCGTTCTGGATCACCGCGACGTGCGCGAGGTGCTGACGCCTGGCTACATACAGACCAGCGACTCGAGGCTCGACCGCGCCCCAGGTTGCCTGGATCATCCGATATGGGCCGAGTACCTGTACGGAGCGGAGAGCATGCCCGCCGAGGTGTCGCGCGCCGTTCTGGAGCTTGCGGCCTACACGCTCAGGCCGACGAACCGACCCATAGGCGCGACGGGCGAAAGCACCGATGCGGGATATGTCCACTTCACGACCGCTGGCAGGGACGGATGGACGGCGATCCCAGAGGTGAACGCCGCGATAGACATGTTCGGCGCGGGGAGGCGGCTCGCATGGTGACCGATTGGAAGGCGGCGAGGGACGTCCTCGAGGTTCATCTCGATGCGGTATTCGAGCCTGAGACGTTCGGGACGCTCTACCCAGGCGTGAAGGCGCCGAAGGTGGTACTCGGCTTCCCAGTCAACGAGCCTCCGTTCTACGCGGCGGTCGACGAGATCGTGGACGCGGCGGAGACCTCGGGAGGCGTATCGATGGGACACGCCGAGGTGGGCTTCACCCTCCGCGTATGGCTCTGCGCGCAGCATGCCGACCTCAAGACGGCGTCTGACACGCTGCTCGCATACATCGATGCGGTCTTCGGGACGCTCATGGCAGACCCGCAGCTATGCGAGACGGTAGACAACGCCTTCCCCTCGATAGAGACGGCGGGGACGGCGGCTGACGGATCGAAGCGGTACATAGCGGCGGCCTCGGTCGCGATAGCATGCACGCGCTACTCGGCCTGCCCTGCGGAGCTATACGGCGCCGTGGCGCAGAGCAACGAGGCGATAAGGCAAGGAGGGCCAGCCGATGAAGGCGACGGCGATTAAACAGTTCACCGCGACCATGAGCGGTCGCGTTTTCAGATGCAAGGAAGGCGACGCATTGGAGGCGGACGCCAAGACGATCGGGCAGCTCGAGGCCATCGGACTCGTGACCACCAAGAGCGTGAGGAAGCCCAAGACCACCAGGAAGGCGGCGGACAATGATTAACACAAGCATCGGACTGATCGGTGTGGCGCTGCAGGCTGACAAGGCCACGGCAGCGAGCGCGCCCGAGTACGTCCACGGATTGACGGGCGGGCAGGTTTTCAAGCTCGACCGCACGGTTGAGAGCGACGATGTTTCCTGCGGCGTGCGCGCAGGCACCGACTCGCACATCGAGAGCATCGTGCCTGGAGCGGACTTCGACACATACGGATACGCCGACGCGCTCCCCGAGTACTTCTACGGCGCCATGGGGAGCATCGCGAGCGCGGCATCATCCGAGACGGGATACTACGACCACACGATCACCCTCGGCGACCTGCTCCCGTACTTCACGGTATGGGGGCGCATCGGCGGCGAGTACACCAAGGTCGCTGGCTGCAAGGTCTCCGAACTCGAGATGGAATTCGAGGGCAACAGCCCGCTGCAGTTCGGCGTGACGATGCTCGGCATCGCGGCGACGATGGGCCTCGCGAGCATCCCTGGGAGCATCGATCCGAGCTGCTTCGACGGCTACTACATCCCCACGGGCGGCACGTTCAAGATCGACACGGCATCTGGCACGCCAGCGGTCGCGCCAGTGACCAAGGGATCGCTGACGCTCGATAACGCATGCTCGGCAATCGCCCTTGCGGGCCAGGTAACGCCTGGCGATATCGAGGAGGGCAAGCTGACCAGCTCTGGAAGCGTGACGGTCAAGCCCGACGACCTGACCCTCTACAAGAAGATGGTCACGGGGAGCGGCTCAGGCACGACACCCACGGGCGTGATGGTATACGGCAGCTTCGAGTGGACGTTCACCCACTCCAAGGACAGCAAATGCGCGCTCGTGGTATCGGCGACCAACGTCCCGTTTACGGCTGACTTCCCCGAGGTAGACCCTGCGGGCGGAGCCGCCGAGATCGAGTTCAGCTTCGACAACATCGGCGTCGCGGAGGCTGCGGGAAGCCCCGTGACGATCACCGTGACGAACAAGGTCGAGGAATACGTCTCCTAGAAGGCGGCGAGAGAGGGGGAACCATGGAGTACGGGCTGACATTCGTCGTCGACATGTACGACTTCGAGAGGGGGGAGGAGATGCACATCCTCACCCTCCCAGGCGACTACATCCGCATGAGCAGATGGGCCGACGAGAACCTGTCCGATGCGGCGAGCGAGACGGTGGCGAACCTGAGGCGCAACTACGCGATCGCATGGTTCGCGATGAAGCGCAGGGGCATGCTCGGGGATATCGGCCTATCCGACGAGCTGACCCTCGAAGCCGTCGACGCGATGGCGGACAGGTTCTCGGTCTTCGTCAACGACATGGAGGACAGCAAGCTCCCTTTAGCACAGGGGCGCGGCTGATAGCGAGGCTGGCGCTGACAACGAGGCAATCGCCTTACGACCTCGCCCGACTGCTCGCGGAGTACCCAGACGTTTTCAACGCTTACTGGGCGCAGGCGGTCGGGCGATCCTCGGAGAGCAAGGCGCTTGACTTCGGGGCGCGCAGGGAGGCGACGAGGCAGGCGAGGATCAGGAAGGCGGTCGCGCGCAAATGAGCAGGAGCCTGTTCACAGGGTACACGGTCGAGGTCAAGGGCCTCGACGACCTCATAAACTGGCTCAAGACCGCCGACCCGAAGATGCTGCGCGCCATGAAGAAGGGCCTGAAGGAATCGACCCAGCCCGTTCTGAAGAAGGCGCGCGCGAACGCCGACGCCATAAGGGACGCTGGCACATACCGCGATTCGCTATCGATAGCCTCGCGCAAATCAGGCGCCGAGTACATCCTGAAGACAGACGACCCCGCTGCGGGCGTCAAGGAATTCGCCCATCTGGGCGCGTACTACAGGACGGGCAAATACGCGAACAGGCGCAAGGTCGGCGTTCCGCGCAGGGCGAACCCCCCGCGCGTTATGGTGCCTGCCGTCCAGGACTCTGCAGACGAGGTGAGGCGGCGCATCGACGAGTGCCTCGCCGAGGTGCTGAAAGAGGTAGAGCATGGGCAAGGCTAGTCTGACAATCGCCATAGGCGGCGAGTACAAGGGATCGAGCGCGCTCAAGAAGGCCGAGGCCGAGCTTCGCGCACTGCGCGAGGAGGCGCGTCAGGCGGGCGGCGCGACGTCCGACATAATGAAGCTCGGCGACTCAATGGTCGACCTAGGATCGAACATGGAGGCCGCTGGCGCGAAGATAAGCGGCTTCGGGACGAAGGTCACGAAGGCCACTGCCCCCCTCGCGATAGTGGGCGCGGCGGCGGTCAAGCTCGCGAGCGACTACGAGGACAGCGTAGCCAAGGTCTACACCATAATGGATAAATCGACCATGTCGACCGAGCAGATGGCGCAGAGCATCCTCGACCTGTCAACGAAGACGGGCAAGAGCGCGACCGAGCTGGCGGATGCGACATATCAGGCGCTGAGCGCATCGGTGGCGACCGAGAAGGTCGGCGGCTTCGTCGAGAACGCGGTAAAGCTCGCAAAATCTGGCTTCACGGAGACCGCGACGGCGGTCGACACCCTGACAACGGTCATCAACGCATACGGGTATTCAGCCGAGGACGCTCAGATGATATCCGACAAATTGGTGCAGACGCAGAACAAGGGCAAGACCACGGTCGCCGAGCTTGCAAGCACCATCGGAAACGTGATCCCCACGGCGGCGGCGTACAACGTGAGCCTCGACAACCTCTGCAGCGCATACGTGACGCTCACCAAGCAGGGCATCAACACGCAGAACGCCACGACAGCCATAAACGGCATGCTGACGGAGCTGGCGGACTCTGGAAGCACGGTCGCAGGCGTGCTGCAGGAGAAGACGGGCAAATCGTTCGGTCAGCTCATGGCGGACGGCGCAGACCTCGGCGAGGTGATACAGATACTCTCCGACTCGGTGGACGGCGACTCGGAGGCGTTCGCGAACCTGTGGGGCAACGTCCGCGCATCGAAGGGCGCGCTCGCCATCGCCAACGCTGGCGCATCCGAGTTCACAGCGACCATGGGGGCTATGGCGGACTCGACGGGACTCTGCGACCAGGCGCTCGAAGACCTGCAGACCCCATCCGCGAAGGCGGGAAAGGCGCTCAACGCGGTAAAGAACACGGGCATACAGCTAGGCGAGGAGATACTCGGGGCCATGGTTCCGAGCATCGAGAAGCTCTCGGACATGGCGCAAGACCTCTATAAATGGTTCTCGGAGCTTGACGAGGGAACCAAGCAGAACATCGTGCGGTTCGGCGGTCTGGCTGTCGCGGCAGGCCCAGTGATAACGATATTCGGCAAGCTCTACAGCGGGGTCGGATCGCTCATATCGCACCTCGGGAAGGGCCTGCAATCGGTCGGGGCTTTCTCGGCGGCTATGAAGACAACCGAGGCGAGCATGCGCACGGCGGGTGCGACCACTGTCACCCTCGGCGACAAATTGAAGGGGGCGGCGGAGAAGACGGGCCTGCTGACAAAGGCTTCCAACCTCCTCAAGGGCGGACTCGCGACGATAGGCATCGGCGCGGCGGTCGCGCTCGTCGGCGTTCTCGTCGGGAAGTTCATGGAGTGGAAGGAACACACCGACAAGGTCGCCAAGGCCACCACGGGCCTCGAGGATGCGGCGAAGAAGGCGACTGCGGCATACGACGCATACGAGCCAGCGATCGAGGGCGCTACGAAGGCGCTCGGGAACAATGTCGCG